GTCTATTAAATTCCACAATATTGTTTTGCCGATGGCTAAAAACTTACCTACAGCAACTGTAAATTTTACACATGATGGACCTTTTACAAGAGTTACAGAATGGAAAAATTTACCAGAGCATGGTGAAAACGATAAATATACAGTCGTCACCTTTGAAGAGCCTTGTGATTATGAAGATAACAACATGGAAAGATATTATCCTGTTAAAGATATTGATGGCGATAATAGAAAAACATATGAGAAATATAAGACAATGGTACCAGAGAATGTCACGTTCATCGGTCGATGTGGACAGTATGTTTATATTGACATGCATCAAGCAGTTAACTCTGCAATTGCTACAGCAGAAAAATTTATAAAGGAAAACTCATGAAGATTGCAATTACAGGATCAAGTGGATTTATTGGCGGACACTTGAAAGAAAAACTTGAAAAAGAAGGCCACCAAATTCTAGAATGGGACCGTAAGTCTGGACGTGATATTGTAGACTTTGGGTTAGAAGACGCAGAGTTTGTAGTACACCTTGCAGCATATGCTGACGTAAGAGCAAGCATTGAAGAACCAGATAAATATTGGGTGAATAACGTAGAGTATACTACTCGAATTCAAAGAGCATGCTATTCTAATAATATTCCTCTCATCTATGCTTCGTCATCTTGTATTCATGCATGGTCTTCATCGCCATATGGGATTAGTAAGAAAGTAAATGAAGAAACAGCTATGCCTGGTCAAGTTGGTTTACGATTTACTACTGTCTATGGTGAAGGTGCTAGAGATACAATGTTCGTTGGTAAGCTCATGAGAGGTGAGTTGAAATATGCTACAGAGCATGTGCGCGACTTTATTCATGTAGATGACGTATTAAATGCAATCGAACTGATCATGTTGAAAATGACAGATTCACATCTAATGCCAGAAACCACACTCAGACCAGCATATGATATCGGTTGTGGAATAGGAAATGTCGTGGCAGACATTGCTCGAATTCGAATGCCTAATATTGAGATCCGTAAAGGAGATGCATGTGAGGCACAAGATAACACAGCCGATACTGCGTATATTAAAGAACTGGGTTGGGAACCAAAAATAAATGTACTTAACTATGTACAACCCTAATAAAATGTGTTATAATATATACATAACTAAAAAAAGGAGTATATTTTGAGCATAATGGATAAACTCAAAAAGAATTCAAAGTTGAAACATACTGAGGTTCTTTCTGAATCAAAATTTTTCAATGAGAAAGACATGGTACCAACAAACGTTCCAATGGTAAATGTTGCCCTGTCTGGATCAATCGAAGGTGGTCTTGCGCCTGGATTAACAGTCCTCGCTGGCCCATCAAAACACTTTAAGACTTCATTTGCGCTTCTTATGGCTGGCGCGTATATGCAAAAATATAAAGATTCAGTCATGCTTTTCTATGATTCAGAGTTTGGTTCACCACAATCTTACTTTGAACAATTTGATGTCGACACATCACGTGTACTTCATACTCCTATTACAAACGTTGAGGAATTAAAGTTTGATTTAATCGGTCAGCTTGAGGGTCTTGATCGTAAAGATAAAGTTATTGTTGTAATTGATTCAATTGGTAACCTTGCATCAAAGAAAGAAATGGAAGATGCTATTAACGAGAAATCTGTAGCAGACATGTCTCGTGCAAAAGCACTCAAAGGTTTGTTTCGTATGACTACTCCTTACCTTGCTATGAAAGATATTCCACTTCTAGCAGTCAATCATACTTATCAAGAAATGGGACTCTTCCCAAAAGCAGTTGTATCTGGTGGCACAGGTATCTACTATTCGGCAGACAATATCTGGATCCTTGGTCGTAGACAGCAGAAGAAGGGTACAGAAGTTACAGGATATGAATTTGTAATCAATGTAGAAAAGTCTCGTTATGTAAAAGAAAAGTCTAAGATTCCTATTACGGTATCTTGGGAAGGCGGTGTAGCTCAATGGTCTGGTCTACTTGATGTAGCATTAGCAGGCGGTTATGTACAAAAACCAAGTAACGGCTGGTACGAAGCAATTGATCCTTCAACTGGTGAAGTACTTAGTGGTAAAAAGCGAGAAGCAGAAACTCTTGAAAAAGAATTCTGGGATATTGTATTTGAAAAGACAGACTTTAAAGAGTTTGTTAAAAAGCAATACACTATTGGTTATAAATCAGAGATTGATATGGATGCAATTATCGATGAAGCATAAAGAGAATAAAACATATCAGTTTGTACCAGGCGATCACGATGATCAACAATGGTTAGTTCGATTTTTAGAAGGCGAATTTGCTGAAACTGTAATTCAATATGGTGCTATCAGTGTGAATGAGGAATCAGAAGGAATGATGACTTTTAACTTCATTATTTCTTCTTCTCCTGATTCAGAACTTACAGCTGAGAATGTTGATTTACAATTGTATGCCGGTGATGTCTTACAAGAAATTATTCGTGATGCAATTGAAAATGATTCTGCAATATTTAAAGAAAGAGAACAATGAAGATTTTAATTTTTGGTTTACCTGGTTCCGGTAAAAGCACTCTTGCTGCACCATTTGCCGATTTAATCGGGGGCGTGTGGATTAATGCTGATAATGTAAGAAAGCATTATGACGATTGGGACTTTTCTCCTGAAGGTCGAATGAGACAAGCTAATCGAATGAGACATTTGTCGGATGGCGTAGTTATGGCTGGTAAAGTTGCAGTAGCTGATTTTGTATGTCCTACAGAAGAAGCACGACTGGCGTTCGAACCGGATTATACTGTTTGGATGGATACAATTGAAGAAGGTAGATTTGAAGATACTAACAAAATGTTTCAAAAACCTACTCAATTTGATTACCATGTTTCTGAATGGTTTAATAACACACATGAACAACTGGCGCAAATTGTTACAAATTATATGAATAGGAAAAAATAATGGCATTTGATCCACTTAACCCTACAGTACAAATGCTTGGTCGTTGGCAGCCATGGCATGATGGTCATACAGAACTTTTTAAGAGATGTCATGCTATGACCGGTCAGGTCTGTATTCAAATTCGCCAAGTACCACAAAATCGTGAAGCAAATTCTCGTGTTCCAGGTCAAGACGATAATCCATTTAATATTGAAACAGTCAAAGTCAATATTATTGAAGGATTAGCAAAAGAAGGGTTTACTTTAGCTGAAGATTATATTATAATGGTATTACCAAACATTGTTGATATCAGTTATGGTCGAGGTGTTGGATATACGTTTACTGAGCACGATCTTGGTAAGGATATTCATGATATCTCGGCTACTAAAATCCGCGCGGCAATGCGAGAAGAGGGAAAACTTGCAGACAAATCTTGAACAGACTATTCTTCGTAACGTTTTAACCGATGAAAAGTATATGCGTAAAGTATTACCTTTCATCAAACCAGAATATTTCCAAGGGGTATATCGCACACTCTTTAAAGAAGCGGGTAAGTATGTAGCAAAGTATAATAAACTTCCTACAGCAGAAACTCTTATAATTGAATTACAAGAATCTACCAGTATGTCCGAGGAACAGTTCCAAATGTCAATGGATATTGTTCCTCAACTTTATTCCGGTGAAGTAATTGATCCTGACTGGTTACTAAACTCTACCGAAAAATGGTGTCAAGATAGAGCAATTCATATTGCTATTATGGAATCCATTTCTATTATTGACGGTAAGCATGAGTCAATGACAAAGAATGCACTACCTGACCTTCTCAGTAAAGCTTTGGGAGTTTCATTTGACAATAGTGTAGGCCACGATTATATCGACAACTATGAAGAACGTTATGACTTCTACCACATGGAAGAAGATAGGATTCCATTTGATCTCGACTACTTTAATAAAATTACAAAGGGTGGTGTACCACGTAAAACACTTAACATTGCCCTTGCAGGTACTGGCGTTGGCAAGTCTCTATTCATGTGTCATGTTGCTAGTGGTGCTTTGGTAGAAGGTAGAAACGTATTATACATAACTATGGAAATGGCAGAAGAAAGAATCGCCGAACGTATCGATGCTAATCTTCTCAATATTCCAATTGATCAGCTTGAAAATCTATCGAAGGATATGTTTAGAACTAAAGTTGAAAACATTGCTAAGAAGACAACAGGAAGATTGATTGTAAAAGAATATCCAACAGGCTCTGCCCATGCTGGTCATTTTAGAGCTTTGTTGAATGAATTGAAACTAAAAAGAACATTCGAGCCAGATATTATCTTTATTGATTATTTGAATATTTGTGCTTCTTCTCGAATGAAAGCTATGGGAGGATCAATCAATTCTTATACATACATTAAGGCGATTGCTGAGGAACTTAGAGGACTGGCGGTGGAGTTTAATGTACCGATTTTCTCGGCGACTCAAACGACGCGGTCGGGCTATAGTAATTCTGATGTCGGTTTGGAAGATACATCTGAGTCTTTCGGTCTACCAGCTACGGCGGATCTTATGTTCGCTCTTATCTCGACTGAAGAACTTGAGGGACTTGGTCAGATGATGGTCAAGCAATTGAAAAATAGATACAATGATCCAACTGCAAATAAACGATTTGTAATTGGAGTTGACAGATCTAAGATGAGATTGTATGACGTTGATGAGGCTGAGCAAACATTAACAGATGATACACCAGTCTTTGATAAAACAGCAACTGGAGAAAGATTTAAGGATTTCAAGCTATGATCTACAAAGGACCAACAATAAGCACCTATTGGGGTGATGAAGAATTTGCTGATAGAATGGCAAATGTTATGCTTAATGAAATGGGATTCTATGTCGAATTGTATAAAAACAATAAGCTAGTAGAAAGCAGACCTTTATATGAACATAGTGAGATTTATGCAGAGAATGCCGCAGAGAATTATGTTATGGGGATTCTAAATCCATGAGTGATCGAAAAATTCTTTTCATTACAGATTTGATTGATCAAAGACTTCGTAAAGAAAAAGAAATCGAATACTATGAAAAAGAACTTGAAGAGATTACAAAGAAGCTTTTCTTTCTAAAAAAAGAAAAAGATCTTACAGAGTTAATTATTAATATTATACAGAATGAAAAAGTAATTGATGTTCGTGAAAATCTTTATGA